GCGTTTTGTATTTGAGCTAATTCCCATTGAAGCTCCATATCTTTTCTTAAGAACTCTCTGTTAGCGAGAATATCTTTATCTTTCCATCCAAGATATTTCTTCTGCGCGTAGGTTGCAGAAACAAATTCATTCGCAGCTAAATTATTATAGTTAGCAGCTTTAAGCTCAAGCTTTTGATTTTCTCTTAATTCGTAGAAGTTAGTAGGTACGTTAAAAATAACCTCTAAATTATTTTCTGTTATATCGTACTTATCGATAATACCTCTCATTTTTAAATGAGTGTAGAATCCTCTCTTAATACCTGCAGCAAATCTTTGTTGTTGTCTAACTACAAATTTAGCAAACTTAAGCTCTTCTCTTAACATGGTGGACCCATCAGCTGAAGCTTGATCAGCAGGATCTAATCTTGTAGAAGGTACTTTAAGAGCTCTATACAGCTTCTTAATAAAATACATTAAGTCAGATAACTCACCGAGATTAGCACCACCTGGTAACTGGGTTACTGACGTACCTTCTGACCCTTGACGCTTCGCAAACCAAAAAGCATCGAGCATTGATTGCGGGTTAAACTTATTTACCACACTACTCTGATCATTGTCGAATGTTTTCTTGGACCAATAGTTTTGAATTAATTTTCTTAAATATGCTTCAGCTTTAGGAGGCGCCATATTACCCACATCAACGTTAAACACTAAACGTTCTGGAGCTCTAACTAGCCTATAAATGACTATGGCATCCTCAATAAGTGAAAGTTGACGGTAAGGTCTTCTAGCATTTTCTAAAAATGGTGTAACAAAGTTTTTCGTTTCATTATAAACTCCAGAATTAACATATATAATCTGATTCTCTTCCATAGGAATCATCTCTGTCTTTTCTACCTTCGCTGGATCTGTAACACTAAAAATAGGCTTCTTATATACATACCCTTTTACAAGCATGTTTTGAATATTATTATATACAGGATCAATTATCTCACCTGGTATATTAATAGCACCCAATATACCCTCGTTAGTATAATTCTCATGCACTATCAATTCGAAGAAAACTTCCCCCTCTACTAGTAACTGTCTAAAGAACGACCACCCCTTATTTTTAAGATCGAAGAACTCAATAAATTTACTGAACTCTTTATCAATCTCACTCTTCTCATCAATTGAAAGATCAATATTATCATACAATAATTTAGCAACATCACCACTATCATCTACGTTGATAATCTCATCGCATATCTCATCTAAAGCATCCGACACTTCAGAGTATGCTGCCATTATTTTATAATCTCGTAACCTACCTGGCTTATCTGGAGATAAGTTAGCATACATTACATCTCCAAACGATGTATCCTTACCAAAATCTCCTATCGGTGTAGAATTATAAGGATTTGAAGATGAAACAGAGCTCTTAACAAGAGCGTCAGCTCTTCTCATACCTGTTTGTTTAAATATCTTGTACTTTGGATTTAAAGAATCGTCTTCAGTAGCACCAGCGTAAGGAAGTCTATTCTGAATATATTGAACTAAGCTTCTTCCAAAGGTTGAAGAACGTCCATCATTTGTAACATAAGATCTATTTTGACCAGAAGATGTTGAAGAGTCAGCCATTATACATATTTATCTAACTATTAATAATAATCACCGTATATATCGGTATTATTAGCACTCATATCAAAAACATCCTCTTTTGACACTACGTCAATGTCATAAGGCTCTTCTTCTGTGGGGTAAGTCTTACCATCTGAAGTTAGTTGATCTACTAGTGTTGTTGAGAGAGTACCACTAAATGAATTATCATAAATTTGCTCATTTGCCTTTTCAGAAGATAATCCATTTTCAAAGGAGAAGTCATAACGCTTACCTCTCAATCTGTAAACATAATGTCCTAAGACTGGATTAAGTGCTGTAAGGTCTTGATCCATCCTTTCAGTAATTTCATAAAGAACAGACCCCCTATCATTAGGTCTATCACAACCTAATACTGTTAAATCTATCACGTCACCTGCCTTAGGTTCAATAGATTGTCCTACTGATGAATAATCAAAATATGCAGATGCTGCAGTTGTAAAAGTATCTATATGTACATATGCAGTAAATTCATCTCCAGCATCAAAACCAAATTTTGTTAAATTAATTGCACTATCATCTAGCTCAACATACATTTGAACACCGGATAAAGGTCCTTGAAACTTTTTGGTTGTGTCCTCACCATATAAGAGATCTGCAGCAGATAAATTAAAAGTATTAATATAATAATCTACTGGTAACCCAAAATTATTAATAAGGTCATTAAAAGCTTGGTCGTAAACTAATTGTTCTGCTTGTAAATTAGACGGGTTAACAAGCTTTCCACATGCGGGTATAGCCGTAGCAGCTAGAACCTCTTCTGGTGTGCAATTTAACCTATTTTCATTACATACTGACATATTATTTTTTGTTTAATACTCCACAACTATTACCTTCTTCATCCTCATACATTTTACACTCTATATTAGAGTTTCCTAGGCTTTTTGTTTGACCAGGTGCATAATCAACTTCATAATCTTTAAGAAGGTGTTGCAGGGGTAATCCCATAAGTTTAATTTGAGATGCTAGACCCTTTAATATATTATTTACATGATGATTTTTATGTTTATAATCTTTTTTCTGGGTAGTTAGATGCTTTTTATTACAACCAAGTCTATTGGGATCTTTATTACCCACTTTAAATTTTAAAAGCTCTTCTCCCTGATAGTATTCAAAAAATGTTTTAAAGCTTTTCATACCTATATTTATTAAAAAAAGCCCGGAGGCGTACCTCCAGGCTTTATTTTATTTTTAAGCTTTGTTATTCTTTATTCGAAAGCGCTTTGACCGGCTTTAAGATTACCGACTTTATTATTTTTTCCGTCGTTATAATGTGTGTTCATTGCTGAACCTGGATCAACTTTTCCAGAAGCGCCTGTTGCGGAAGCAGCCCCTTTAGCTTTAAGATTGCCTACTTTGTTGTTCTTACCATCATTATAGTGAGTATTCATTGCAGTAGGAGTACCTTCTTCATCTTCCTCATCGGAATACATTTCCCCATCTTCTGGAGCATCCACTTCAAATTCTACTTCATCTCCATCATCGTCTTCATCGCCACATGCTTCTTTAAGAATGTCGCATAAACGCTGTGCCATATCTCTGTCTAAAGTAATTGTTACTTCATCGTCACCGTCACCAGCCTCTGCATCTGTGTCTGCATCTGCTAATCCAAGTGCATCGAGATCATCTTCTGCTGATTCGTCCGCAAAAGGAAAGTTCTCATTAACCATCACCTTATCATAAAGTTTATCGAATACTGATTTAGTCGCCATAAAATTATTTAGGCTCTCCTTTGCAATTTTCTCTGTTTCTTTACCTTTTTTCTTCTTTTTCTTTTTAGCGTGGTCATCCTCACCATCATGTTTATCAGCCCAATCTGGTACGCCATCGCCATCTTTATCAGGCTTCTTACCACTTTCATTGTCTTCTTCGTCCTCCTCACCAACGATTCCAGAGTAGGCGTTTCCTTTACCTGTAGGCAATGGACCGTCACACCCTAAACCAGGGTCGTTATCATCACCGTAAGAATATCCACGAACATTATAGTTGTTATTCTTTTTACCTACCTTAGTAATATCATTCTCTGATTCTTTAAATCCGCCTCTTTCAGTTGGACCACCTTGCTTTTCTAAATCAGCATTTCCTATTTCACCTACCGGTACATTTTGTTCAGTTACAACAACTTTATTGAGAACATCACTATAAATTTCTCCTAGATTAGTGAGATCATTGTTTTTAGACATACAATTATTTATACTAGAGATAAATATTTTACATGCCTCAGCAAGATAATATGTATTATATGGGTAATAAAAACTTACCTAACGTTAATTGGAAGGGTGAATATACTAAAGAACAGGTAAAATCGCTTTCTAAAGCACATAAAAATATTTTATATTTTGCAGAGAATTTCTTTTATATTGTCAATTTAGATAGAGGTCGTGAAAAGATTGAGTTGTATAAAGCTCAAAAGAGAGCTCTTAGAAAGATGAGAGACAATAGATTCTTTATTCAACTAGCTTCACGTCAGATAGGTAAATCGACTATGATGACCATTTATATTCTATGGCAGGCTATCTTTAATAGTGATCAAAGAATATTATTAGTAGCTAACAAAGAGGCAACAGCG